TTGTTCTATTTTCATATCTAAGTATTCGCTTATCTCAAAATCTTCTGACATTTTTGATGCCTGCTTTAAATTACTCATTTCTCTTGGCATGCCTGAAACATGATTTTGTTCTCTTTTTCTTTGATAACTACTAAAATGATTATCAGCGAATAAATGATTTTTTCTAGCTTTTTTACTCTTTGTCTTAAATTCTTTCTGTGCTTCTTTCTGGAATTTTTCAAACTCTGTCAATTCAGAATCATCATCCTCTTCGGCTTTCTCTTCACTTAAAAGATCATCACTGATTTTTGCAATGTTATCAAGTATCTTAATTGGTGCATCCTCGTCTTCCATTGATACAATATTTTTCTCAGAAAGCCCTGGTGGTCCTCCGCCTCCGCCTCCTAAGTCAATAGTTGGAGCCGGGCCACCTCCCATACCTCCAAGGCCTCCACCTACAGGACCTGCTTGTTCTCCACCTACAGTTGTAGCTTCAATTTCTAGATCTTGAACCTTATCTGTTGTCAGTCCATTTGCAATTGCATCAATCTCTTCATTTGTAAGTCTTAGTATATTTTTTTGTACCCATCTTCTATCAACTAGCCCGGGGGTTGTTAGCGCTGTTCCAGCAGCTTCAAATCTAGACTTGAACAATTCTAACTTTTGTTGTTGTGCTATTGTTGATGGATTTGATAATCTGAGCGAGAAATCTAAAAGCTCTTCATTGCTAAAGCCGTTGCAATACAAATGAATGACAGCGACTTTATTAAGTTCAGCCAAGACAGTTCTTTGTATTCTAGCAATTGTACGACTAAATCTAATATCTTCTTGTGATAGCGTAGCCTTAGCTCCTAATCCTTCATCATAACCTAAATAAGCTTTTGGAATTTTTAGCGCAGCAAAAAGCTTTTTCTGTATATACTCCACATCGTTAGTCTCTCCTGCCATTGTTCCACCACCTAGTGTTTCAATTGATGTACCGGAGTCAGAACCTCGAACAGGTATGTAATAATCTTCATCGACAGAAAGTGGATTGTATCTTAAATCAACGCGTCCATTATTTTTATCAACGACAGGAGCTTTTTTAAGTGATGACTGTACTTGCTCCATGTAGTTAGCAATATCTTCAGGTGGAACATTACCAACATCAACTTTAAACACCCTTCTTTCAGGTGCCCTAACAATTCTATAAACTAACATTGCATCTTCAAGTAAGATTAGCTGTCTCCAAATTCTTCTAGCCGGCTCTAAAACTGAAGATCCGTAAGGTAAAAAAGCATCATTAGCAAGAAGTCTAAAGTGAGATACTTGCCAGTTTTCAAGAACCTGATTGCCTTGTGTTAACCACCTAAATCGAACCGCCATAGGATCGTTTGGATCAAATCCTTCTTCTCTTTCAACTTCTGATATTGGCAATGGAAAACAATTAATAACCCCGTATTTTGGGCTGACGTCGTTAAATAAAAAGAAGTCTCCGTATTTGCAAAGATTTCTTACCCAAGATGTCATATTGAATTCAATGTTAAGTGTCTCATAGAATAACTCATTTAGGACTTCTCTGATTCTAACGTTTTCTGAGTAGATATGTAATGATCTTCCGTTCTCGTCTCCTGCAACAGACTCTTCAGAATATATGTCCAATGCACTTGCTATTTCTGGTGTATATTCCATTTCAGAAAAATCTGAATACCTTGCCATTCTATCATATGTTCCATAAGCAGACATTGCTGCACTGTAAACTTGAGATTGATTCTTTTTAAATATTTCAAAAGCAGAAGAGGGTGTACTTTTTCCATCAAAATCAAGAACAGATCGCTTAACAACTGGGCCACTTCTAAAAAGCTTTGTTAGCCTTCTAAATAAACTTGCTGTGCTTTGATTTGTCTTTCTGTCAGCCATTCATTCCTCACTTAAGAACCCACATCATATCTGCAGGTATCTGGTTTCTATTTTTTACATTTAAAGATTTAATTTGTTTTTGATGTGTATCAGGATCAATCTTTTTTGAACCATGACCACCTCCAACATCTTTTATTACATTCTCTGGTGTACCATCGTAATGTTTAACATCTCTTTTCATTGCCGACAACATAGCATCATTAAGCGCTTTAGAATCTTTGCTATAACCTCCTGCTGCATCAAACAACCATGTTCCTATTGCAAAACTCATAACTAGGTCATCATGATATCCACGCTTAGCTTGTGCTTTACCGCTTGACCATGTAAATGTTTTAAGCTCTTCATAAAATCTAGAAGACTTAATTATAATCTGCTTGTTTCTAAGTACTTCTTCTAGCTTAGAAAGAATTGTACCTCTAGTTTTTCCATTGGTGTTGAAGCCGGCAGTTTCTACAGATGAGGGAGGGACATAGTCACCTATGTATACACCTTTCTTTCTTCGATAATATATACGTGGATATTTCAATTCTTGTAATTTTAGAATTGTTGCATATCCATAACTGTTATTTTCAGGACACAACAACGCCTTATTATACTTCAAACCGTATTCATTAAGCAATTCAGCAAATGTATCAGGTCTTATTTTTCCTTTGTACTCAGCAACACACTTCCCTTCTGTCGTGTCTATCACATGAAATGTTGAATAATCCTTGGAATCGCCTCTAGAAACATCTGCTGATATTACATAGTCATGCTCAGATAATGGGTAATCCCATATCCAAACATTTCTATCATCGTATTCTCTTGCTATTGGCGGCTCTACGTTATTTCTAATCCATTCTATGTCGCCATCAGACATAAATGTCTCGCCTGATGTGGTAAAGTCACACAAGTATTCTTGTGCTATTTGCCGCTTGTTCATGTTGTTTGTGGTCTTGTCAAACCACTCTTGATCTCTATCAGGTATGACATCCCACATCAACTTTATTGGATTAAACTCATTTAATCCTGCCTCAGCCTCTGTATAAAGCTTGTAATATTGACCACCTACACCATTTGGAGTAGACAATAAAATAACTCTACCACCAGTTGAAATTGTAGGATATATACCTGTCCAAATTGTATCATTTGCTTATTATTGGCAACAATATCAGGAATCATTAACCACTTGGGTAGACTCCTAATCATTGTTTTGACTTTTGTAATAAAGTTCTGTGCTACTGCTAATTTAGTAGCAATGATCAATATGTTCTTTTCTCTTTGAAAAAGTGCCATCCAGACAGCGTAAGCTGCAACTAGTGTCGACAATCCTAACTGTCTAGACTTTAAAACAATGTTAAATCTGTTGTCAATAAAGTCTTTCAAACAATCATCTTGAAAATCATAGGTGTCAAAAGTTATCAATCCTCTGACTGGGTGTTGGATTTTAAGATAATTGTTAAAAAAATATGACGGATCTTTTCCGCACTTAATTATTTCTTTAACTTGCTTTGATTTGTTGTTCATAATTACGAAATTGTTAGATAGAAATTCTTTCTGTAATACGCTGTTCTTTTCGCTGAATATGGGCACATACTTACTATTTCAATTGAATCGTCTTCATTATTTTGTTTTGTTTTTAGTGCTCTCCCTGACAATTCTTTAAACTCTTTTTTTACATCTTTAAGATACTGTTGACACATTTGCTTAAGTTCATTATCATACTTTTTAACTTGAGATCGCGTATCTTGATCTTGCATGATTGTTATGACAGTCACACACTTTATAATCAATACATCTCCTTCTAAAATACCTGTGGTACTATGTGTGTGTGCACCCTTGGATTGACTAGATCTTCCCCAAGTTGTTTCTAGAGCTTGCCCTAAACAGTTAATTTCATGACCAGATAGTGTGTTGACGCCTATATATTCCATTTTATCCTCCGCAATGGTAATAACTATGCTCTTACTTAATAAAAAGTCTAGACTTCTCTTCATAAATCTGTTTGATTTTCTCATCATCAGGCCGCCAACCATCTTTCCATTCCTGTTGGCGGCCTTCTATAAATCTCAAGTAACAATCATGACATGTTTTCCAGTTTTTAAATGTAATTAAGTCATCTGCACTTTTTATTAAAAACTGACAAGCATGACAAAATATCCCATTTGTCTTTTTATTTGTCTTGTCAATGATTACAAATTGTTTACTCACACGAGACATATGAATCCTTACCTCTTTTAAGTATTTCTAAATTATGATCCACACAATCTTTAATCGCATCAACATGAGATATAACCAGAATATTCTTAAACCACTTCTTTAATGATACTAAAAGCCTATTACAAGCCTCAAGATTAGTTTCATCTAGTGTGCCAAAACCTTCATCAATCATGAGCGTAGTAGC